AGCCGTATAGGACTCCCTGTTCCTTTTAATGTCACCTCTTGATCAAATAAAATAAATTTACTAGCAGTAAACTGTACTCCCAATAACTGAACTTGAGTAAGTCCCGTTGTGGTATTAGTTAATCCTCCGGTTTCACCTACATATGCATTACCTAATGAAATTAATAAATCATCAACATAGCCTTTAATCAACACATTGCCCCCCGAACTTTGAGGCATATCAGCGTATATCACACCTTGAGCGGGCATTGATGTCGGATCATTTGCTTTTGATCTGTATATTACTCCCGCTTCAATATAAACAGGAGTACCCTTATAAAGCAATCCTTGATTTAGATTATAACCACTTACATAAACATTATCAGTTGTGCTTAAATTTTCTGTTTCATATTTTTTAAATATTTCAAGTTTATAATCATTATACTCTCCCGAAATAATATCATCAAACTCTAATGTGTATTTTTTACCGTATATAGCCATATTTTATCCTCCTATTGATCCTTGGAATCTGTTTGTTCTATTAAGTGCCGTAACTAAATCATTACCGGCTAATCTAAATACTTGTTCTCCCTGTATTGCACCCATCATACCACTAAATCCTCCAACTCCCGAACCTCCGTTTGCACCTCCTCCGGCATCTCTTGAGTGAGCAGAGTTCTTTAAGTTTTGTAATTTACCCTTTCCTGTTTTAACTAAGGCAGCACCCATACCAATCATTGCTAAACCAATAATACCACCCGCTACGGGTTTTACTCTTAATGTTTCTAATCCTAAAGCAATAACAACCATTCCCTGTCCAATTGCCATCATAGCTTGTCCTAAACCAACTATAATACCGGCAAACGCTTTCTTTGTTTGTTCTGCTTGTTCTTCTTTACTTAATGTAGCATCCGGAGGAGTTAACATTTGATCAAAGAGTTGCATTGATGCGTTAATAAATGGCATTGCTATTTCCTCTAATGATATAGTCATAGTTCTCATGGTGTCACTAAATTTACCTTGAACTACATCAACAAGTGCAATTGAGACATTACCCATTATCTCCTTTGCCCTATCTATCATAGTCTTTTCATTAAGGGTAGCATTAATAATAGCTAGAGATTGATCAGTCAATTCACCCGTAGGCATATTTAATACATCAAACTTTCTTGTAATTTTACCTTGCATAGAAACAGGCTTAGCTATCTCTTTTTGTTGCCCATCCCTCTTCTTATTTCTTGCTATTTCAGCCTCTAATTTTAAAACATTTTTTAATGCTAGTTCCATAGCAACTAGTCTGAAAAGCTGAGTTCCATACTCCTCACTAGTTATTGCTCCGGCTTCTTGTTGTTGATTAAGTACGGGTAAAAGTTCTTTTTGTAGTGATATTAGATTTTTTAATTCTAATGAGTCTTTTTTATTAAATCCTCTAGCCTCTTCTTCTAATTTATATCTATCTTTTATTTGCTCTTCCTCACTTAATAATAAATTAATTGCTTCTTGCTTTAGTTTATTTAACTCTTCTTGATCTTCAATTTGTTTTTTAAGTGACTCATCAATTTTTACTTGTAATTTTTGGACTTCACCGGTAAAGAACATATATTTTTCGGTAACTAATACTCTATCTCTTTGCTCTAAATTACCATCTTCTAAAAGTTTTTTTAATTTCTCTTCCTTTCTAACTAAAGCAACGTAATTTTTAAGTTCTTCATCAGATAAAACTTTACTAGCATCCCTTATTGCAGAATTTGTCCTAATTAATATATTAAGTTCTTTTTGAGATACTTTTACTTGCTCTAGTTCTTTCTTAAACTCTTTAATTCTTGCTGCTTCAAATTGCTTTCCAAAAAGAGCCTCACCTATATTAGTAATATTTTTTACTGCATTTATAATCTTAAATAATCCCAATAATGTGTTTGATAATTTTATTATTACGGGTATAACAACTTTTCCAACCGTTTGTTTAAAGCTCAAGAAAGCAGAATCTAATGCTTTCATTTTACCCGCATATGTATCTAATGAACGTAATGCATCACCTAGGATACCCGCAGATGACATTGAACGCATTATAATAGCTAATCTAGCAGTAGTTTTTATTGTCTCGCTTGTATTCTGTACAGTTGTCTTTATACCCATATTGTATAATTCAACTTGTAATGCAGCTTGTTTTAGGTTTATACCAAACTGATCAAGAACTTCGGGAGAACCCGCTAGCGCAGCTAGAAATCTCTTTTGTGCATTTGCATCAGCTATACCAAAGAAAGAAGCCAAATCAACAGACATCTTTTGTAGATCCACCGACATTTGTGATGATGCCTTACTAGCAAATCCTAATCCCGTAAAAAATGCTTGAAAAGAAACCGCTCCCTTTTTCATTTCAGAAGTATTTCTTCTTAAAACTTGAGCCATTTTTTTCAAACTAGCATCTGTCTCATCAGCCATTACTCCAAAAGTTCTAGCAAAACTTCTGTTTACGGTTTCCACTTTACCCGCTTCTTCTGCCCATTCCTTGAACATACCAAACAGTTGTGTCCCCATGAATCCTGTAGCGAATCCTGTAGCTAGGTTAGATAGCTTTTTAAAGCCGGATTGAATTTTCGTAACGCCTTTACTAAAGTTTCCTGTCTTTAAAAACGTTTCAAAAATTAGTCTATTCTTTTCAGTCATAATACAAATTTAATTAATATTAGATAGGTAGTTTCATGTACTTTCCTTTTAAAGCATCCATCTCTTCCTTTGTAGGTAATGGGGTTTTTGATTCACTACTAAAATCGTGAGGTAATTTGAATAAATCTTTTGGATTAATTGTCTTTTTTCTACCCATAGCGCAATTAGCTACCATAGTAGACTGATATCTAGTTCTGTCCCAAGATTGGTTTTGGTTGTGTGTCCATGCTTCCATTAGTCTAACAAAATCTGCCCACGTTAATAACCAAAAAACGTCGGGTGATAAACCCAACGTTCCTATTCCTTGATCTAATATGTCATCGAAAGTGATTAATTTTTTTTTAAATCATCTTTAGTTGACTTAACGATGTTTCTTGACATTCCATTATTAGAATCATTACCTAAATTCTGAGAAGCCATCATGGTTTCCATTACCTTATTGGTGTCCTCACTACTGAGTTCCATTGCCCAATCATAGAAGTCATGTATGTTGTAATCAACATCCTTATTATTCTTCTCATCATAAGCTACGCATCCCGAATATAATAACCAACATAATGCCTTTGCTTGTCTTCTATCTGAGAAAACCTTATCCATTTCAGTTAGATTAATATCTAACCCATCGCAAAATATCGCATAAGTATTCATATTGAATACCAATCCTCTTTTCTTGCCACCAATGCTGATGATACAAGTACCTCTGTGTTTGTTTATTGCCATAAAATTTAATTAATTAGTTAATTATTAAGGGTAGTTAGAACTTACCGGAGTAAGAGTACTGTAAACCAATGCTCCGGATCCTGTTAGGGAACCGCTATAACTTACCGGTTGTTCTGCTTCAGCACTTTGCTCTAAAGATGAAAGAATTGCATCACCATACCAAAATCCACCATCCTTGCCGAAAGCTACCTTTAAGGTAGTTCTAGCAGAAAAGTAAGCATATAAAGGAACAAATCCATTTGCAGAAGCATCAGCTTCAAGACTCAAAAGAGCCTCAAAGTCCATTGAGAAGCTACGAATACCCGCCATTACTTCTGTCCAAGCATTACTATCTTTAGTAGATATGTCCGGAGTATCAGCAGATATTGATAGACTAGCTGACTTAGCTAATCCTATTGGTACCCATACTTCTGAGCCTGCCGCTCCTTGAGGTATGTAAAGTGTTAATGAAGTTCCGTTAATTGCAGCCATATTGTTAATTTTAACTCAAAGATAAATAAAAAAATAGATATAATTAACTAACTACTCCCGTTACACTAAAATCAGCATTAAAGAACATTGCTCCTTCATTATTAGCAACCAACTCATAGGAAGACACCTTACATCTACCAACGAAAACTGAGTTCATGTTTATATCTAAAATCTGAAACTTAACTTCTTCCCCTGTTATTATTAAATCATCTAAACTAGTTGATGGGTTTGGATCAATAGCACCATCCTCCCAATTAACATCAAATAATTGCCAATAATAATCTGTTGTGTCCCAACTCTGAAAAACCTTATTTAAACTGAGTAATCCTTCAGCAGAGAATTTTGAAGAACGATATCCAACCATTGATTCACTCCATCCGGATAAAGAAGCATCATAAATAATATCATCCCAATTTAAATCAGCAGCTTCCCAATTTAAATTAGCAGTCTCCCAATAATAACTTTCTCCGACAATAGAAGCCGTAGGTACTTTAGTGGATACATCAACCATGTCCCCATCAAACGAAAAACTGTGAGATTTTGAAAATAAAAGCCTATCGTCATCAATATATAAAAGGAGACTACTTCCATTCATTAATTATTACTTATTACCTCGGCATCAAAGAATAATGATTTAGTATAGTAATCATACTGTCCATCATCATCATTTAAATACCTTTGACTAGTTTGTTTAAATATAAACATTGTGTCACCACCAAAATTAGAACTAGCATTATGTGTTCTAATCAATTGTGTAATAGAATTTGAAATATCATCACAATCGTCTTGCCCACCATAGTTCAAAGGAAATTTGGTGTGAACTTGTATCTCTACTTCATGAGTACCGTAAAACCTATCCTTTAAACTAGTGTCAGCAAAATTAGAAGACTGAATAACAATATAAGGATATGATGTGAGATCCGTTGGTTTTGCAACTACAGGAACTCCACTTGCATCATGAGTTATATTCCCGTCTAATTGAGAATAAATATATGCTCTTACATCCTTACTTGTATCATTCATATTCTTCTAAACCTTCTAGATATTTATCAAAGAGAACCAAAAAACTTGGCTTTATCCTAAGATGCTTTATATCCTTTATGTTGATTTTATCTTTAATTACACTAAACTCATCTGACTTATCGTAGAAGTCGTTCAAATCCTTATTTACAGAGGCTATAACGTCTTCGTTTGTCTCGGATAGTGTTAGTGTACCATTCTCCTCTAAAGTGCCGTAAACCTCAAGCATTTGCTTCTTAGCATCCACCATTGACTGCGAATCTGATTCAATCTTCTTTATTGCTTTATTTAATAAATAAGTTAAATCAAATCCTACACCTTCTTGTGAAGATTCTATTGCATTAGTTAGAAGAATTAATCCTTTGTGATAATCTTCTGCTTCCTTAAATGTGATTGTTTTATTCTCAAACATTGTCTGTTATATTAATTGTTATACATTCATTTTTACTCATCTTTTGGTATAATCTCTTAAATGCTGATGTACTGCTTGAACCGTTATTGCTTTGGCTTAGTCCATGAGCATTAGATTTTATTCCATCGTTTAGGAGTAGACAACCATCAGAATTTGATGTGTCGTTTCCTATATGCAAATATACATAGTTAAAGTCTTTTACGCCTTGTATTTCAAAATGATAATCAAACCAATCAAATTTTGCCCTATACTTTTTGGTTAATCCACTTAATACTTCACGTTTTTTTATGTCATAAAAGCCACAAGGAATCCTTGTTTCACCTTTAACTTTTACATCTCTACTCTCATCTTCAAGAACAAAGCATTCAAACTCACCATCCACAAAGAGTAATCCTAAAGTAGAATCACTCTGTGAACTAAATCGCTTTAACTCTAAATTCATGCTGATGCTTCTACCGATGGATCAACCCAATCACCCACAATAACTAGGTTTAAATCCTCTGCGATAATAGTATAAACGTAATCATCATCAGAACCCCAAGCAGCGTATTGCTCACCACTTATTCCAAGATTACCATTTGCTACTTGATAATTTTCTTCTGTTAGCAGTTGCCAATAAAAAGAGGCACTATTTCCCAAGGTTACACTTGTACCTTGTGCTTGTAATTTTACAGCAGTTTTGGTTGTACCATTCTGCCAAACATCTATTGGTTCTATTTCTTTCATATTTTACTCTTGTTTAAATAACGTGGGTAACCCTTACCCTTCTAATGTTTCAATTCTTGATTTTAAATCTTCTATTATGGTTTGTTGTTCTTGGATTGCTTTAATCATTGGTGCTATTAAATCGTTATACATCAAACCATATTCCCCATCTTTATTCCCATCGACAGAATCTTTTAATAATCCATCTTTTAAATCTTGTGCAATTAATCCATAATGCTTCTTGTTAAAATCTTGATGAGTTTCTGATAAATCTTTAAAATTATAGGATTTTGGCTTTAATGTCATTACAAAATCAATTCCCAAATCACACTCAATAATATTTTCTTTTAGTGTTTCATCCGATGTACTGACACCATTAGCACTGTAAATCAAACTCCATCTTGTCCCACTTGCTCCTAGATTTTGAGCGTTATCAGCTCCGGGAAGAACTGTTCCACCCGCTTCAATTTTTAAACGTACACTACCACCCGCTTCAAGAGTGATATTGCTTGAATTAGCCGCAATAATTCTATTATCATTATATGGAGCTGTCCCAATGTAAGCTGCACTTTGTATATAAAACATAGATGCACCATTTGGAACATCTTGAAAATAAATAGTACCGTTAGATGAACCATTTATTGTAATCGAAGAAGCCGCAGTTACACTACTACTAAAAGTAGCAGCACCCGTTTGACTATCTATTGTTAATGGTGTAATATATCCTACTGCTGTTTTATATGTTCTTAATCTTACCGCACCTGAACTATAATCTAAAAGAGCATCACCACTACTGAAATTAAATACTCCTGTACCCGCATTAAATGATGTTGCATTAATACTTGTACCACTCAATGCACCACTAAAAGTAGCATTACCCGTCGATGAGATGGTGAGGCGTGGTATGTTATTTGTATAAAAACCTATTGTTTTAGCAGCAGATGCGTGACTAACACCATAAACTCGCATATAAGTATCGTTGGTAGTTGCACCTCCATTGTATTGAATCCAATGCGAATCACTTCTATTTAGAAAATTTGAGTTTGCGGTAGTACCTATTTTAATGTTTCCATAAACATCTAATTTTTCAGATGGAGCAGTTGAACCCGTTCCAATACCCACTTTACCCGAATTACTGATAACTAAATCTTGATATACTGCCGTAGGACTTGTAATTGTTCCATTAAATCTGCCTAACCAAGTTGAAATGTTACCATCAGTTCCCGTATCCTTACCTACTAAACCCGCACCATAATTAGCGTATTTCATCAAACCGTGACGACTTGCTAAATCAACAATTATACCACTATTCTCTGTGTTTATTATTACATTTTCACTAAAAGTAGCATCACCCCCCGATGAGATGCGAACGGCTTCCGAACCTCCCGTATACATTACAAGATTATTATTAACTCCCCCCCCATCAATTCGCCACATAGCAGTAGCACCCTTAACACCCGAACTTAAATAATTAAACCTTGCTCCCGCATCGTTTGCCGCATAAAGGCTAAGTTTACTTGCGTATCCGTCTGTTAAATTATCAATGTTTACCCTTAAATCACTTGAATTATTACCACTAACCGTAATAGCACTTGCCGATTCTGTTATAATACTATCCTCTATATCTGCTCCACCTGTTGCCCATTTAGTAATAGTTCCTGCAGTTCCTGTTCCTGCGACTGTTCCTGTTCCTGCTGTTGTTTTTAAAACATTTCCACTATTGTCTGTTCCTAATAAGTAAGTAACTGTGCCTGTTTTATTACTAGCGTTATAGGCTGATAACCTTAATGTTCCTGTTGAATTAAACCAAGCACGAACGACTCCTAGTCCTGTGGATAAAACAACATTATTATTATCAGTTGTTATGTTTATTGTGCCATCATCACCATCAAAACCACCAAGAATTACATTTCCTTCTGTGGCAGTTATTTCTGATCCTGCATAATTTCCAATAAATACATTTAAGCTTTGAGTACTTGCTGCTACATTTCCCAAAGAAGAACCTGCGTTTTTACCTATAATAATATTGTTACTTAATTTAGTTCCGTCTTCTGCAGCATTTTGCCCAATTATAACATTTCCCCCTCCTGTATGAAATTGACTTACATCATTAAACGCATTATTACCTATTATAACATTTGCTGTACTAGAATTTGATGTTGGAAAAGTACTTGCATTACCTATGACAATATTTTTGTCTCCTGTTACCCCATCTTGAAGAGTTAATATTCTTCCATCATACTGAAAAGAACTTGAACTAGATACTGAATTAGAACCATCAAATACTGCTATTTGATCATCAGCACCCGAACCCGAAATTCCACTTGTAGCAGCATCTATAAATGAATATGTTCCACTACCATCAGTAGACAACACTTGTCCACTAGTCGTTCCATCAGTAACTGCTGAAATAGCACTTGTACCATTACCTAATAAAATACCCGTTAATGTAGTTGCTCCCGTTCCTCCATTAGCAACACCTAGTGTACCACCTATAGTAATAGTTCCACTTGTAGTAATTGGTGAATTTGTAACAGTTAATCCCGTTGGAACGCTTAACGCTACTGATGTGACAGTTCCCGTAGTTGCATCTACTTCAATAACATAACCACTAGAATCAACTGCTAATGTCTTGGCTAATGTTCCCGTATGTGTTCCGCTGCCGTAATCGGGCATTTGTAGCTTACCAACATTATCTATTAATTGTCTAATGTTAGCTGCTCCATCTGAAATAATAATACGATTAGATAATCCATCAATTGTGCTTCCCGTGTTTGAGCCAATAACTACATTATTGTTTCCCGTTACAATTGCATTACCCGAATTATAACCAACTCCAAGATTATGATCGCCCGTACTAAGTTTTAATGCTCTATATCCTAAAGCAGCATTGTGGCTACTAGTTGTATTATTTCTTAATGCTTCGTAGCCTAAAGCCACATTTTGTCCTCCCGAACTATTAGTATAAAGAGAATAGCTACCTATTGCAGTATTATAATTACCATTATTAGAATTAAACAATGAATAATGTCCTATAGCCGTGTTATCAGCACCTACGGTTTCACTAAGTAATGAGTGAAAACCAACAGATGTGTTATTATCTCCCGTTGTCATAGAAAAGGATGATTGATAACCAAAAGCACTATTATTACTGCCTACAAATCCTACTTGACTTAAATTACCCTCTCCAAAACCCGTATTAAAACCATCCGTATTTAATGCTATATTTCCTCCACCAATGTTGTAATTTTTCTTATCTGTAGGTACATTGTTCGGCTGATATAATGTAATAGTACCATCAGATGCAATTAATAAATTACTTGATGCACTAACCACACTTGTTCCGTTTCCTAGAATAACTCCCGTTGGTAAGTTTGGCAATGCATTTACTCTAAATGCTCCTAGCACCGTTAATGCTCCTCCATTACCTCCTTTAATTACCTTACCTATCTTTTGTATTAAATTAGCCTCTCCCGTTGGTGCAGTATCAACCAATCCACCCGCAGTTGCAGAACTTACAAACAACTCATCACCCGTTGAAAATCCCGTTAAATTTAATCCCGTTAACTCACCACTAGTTATACATTCACCTTCATCGTTAATATTGTTGAGGCTTTCTTTCATTATACCAAGAGCGGGCATTTTAGTAGAATCACTAGCATTTGCCTTACTTACTTCGGGATTATCACCCGTACCTCCACTTATATATACAACATCACCTTTTGACAATACTTCTGCTGCTTTTACTTTTTGAAGTAAAGCACCATTTATATCACCGTTAAATTGAGCAGTTGTGGTTATATCAGCACTACTAGATATAGCAATTGTAGTTGTGTTGCCTTGTGTTAATACCTCTTCTAAAGTTTGATTATCTGATGACTCAGTAAAATACAAAGTACCACTACCATCCGTAGATAACACTTGTCCCGAAGTTCCATCTGCATTTGGAAATGTGTAAGCGTTATGAAATCTAATTGCAGTATTTGAGAGATATAATTGTGAACCATTTCCTCCACCATCAGTAATCCTAATAAGACTAGACGTAAAAATTCCGCTATCCGTGGTTTTTAATAAACCTAAATAACTATCCTTTATTTTATTTCCTGTTAATGCTGCCATGCTTATTTCTTTTTTCTCATTTCTCTTCTCAAATCCTTAAATAACTGTGCCTGTTTCTTCCATATAGCGGGGAAAAAGAATGGATGAGGCTTTGTTCCGTTTGTCAATACATCCATTATAGCAATTCCAATACCATCTTCACTAAAACCCCTAGATATAAAGTAATCTGTTAATCTTTTTATTACATCCCCTCCTTCTCCCTTCATTCCTCTAAATGTACTAGCGTATGAAGACAAACTAGATGGTGGATTTGCTCTTTTTCTTGTTCCAAACTCAACAAATGCTCCGTGAACAGAATCAACAACCAACTTCCATTCGCCTCCCTTTTTTGGAGTAATCTTCTTTTTTACTCTTAAACTCTGTTTTAAATCTCCTTGATCAACAGATTTATTCCTAACTAAATTTAATTCAGCTTCTTTTTTTGAACCCTCAATAAACTTGTTAAATGCCATTTCAATGTTTTTATTCTTCTTTGCAAACATTGATGAAACATGAGCATTAAATTTATTACTATTACTTCTAAAACTGATACTCATTCTATTACGTTACAAACTAGTTCAATAATTCTTTGATAACTCTCTTGAGCAGAAATAGAAACAACGCTATAATCCTTGTCCCTCCAATTAATAAAATTAGATTTAGTTAACAATGGATCCAATTGAGCGTTTCTTATTCTAAAAACCCAAACTCCTTCTAATACATTTTGATTTCCGGTTAAATCTTGTCTATCTTCTCTCTTTTGATAGATGTCTGCCCAAGTACTTAGTACATCACTTTCAGCATCAAAAGAACGTTGTCCTGTTGTGCTTGTAGTATAAGTCCTAGATTTAATAGTTATTCTCTCCCTCATATTACAATAGGTTTGTA